GTGTCGGTTATGTAAAATCAAGTTTTATAACATTTCCCTCTCGGGAAGTTCGGGGGCGTTTCTTATGGTAATTTATGCCATTTTTTGATTGTCCCCTTTTTCGTCAACGCCGAGCGTGCGAAGCACACAAGCCTTGCCTATTGCGTCGGTTTTGCGGTATGCTATGATTATTTCTTTCTCTATATCAGATAGCGGGAAATCATTGACAACCGCCTTTGACTCCCAGCCCATAAGATACGCCGGAGAACAATTAAAGAGCTGAGCCAGTGAGACGATCGTCTCATGCTTAATATTCTTTATTTCTCCACTCTCATACCGCTGCGCTGTCGCTTCTTTGACTCCTAAATACTCAGCCACTTCCAACAGCGTTTTACCGGCTGCGAGCCGCCGCTCCTTTATTCGGTCGTTGATCTCGGCCATGTATGGCACCTCCTTCCTTCTTATTTAGAACACTCTTAGAATATCACAAACTTACGCAAAACGCAACTAATACTGTGCATAATATTAAAAAACTTACGCAAAAAGTATTGACACGCTTGCTTGTCGGTGTTACTATAACCTTACGCAGTAGGTAAGTTTTTAAGAAAGGAGGCACACAATGGCAGAAATTTATAAAACCGACTACATCGAGATCAAAAAGATCATGGCAGAGAAAGAAATCAAAACAATTAAGGAGCTCGCGGAGAAAACCGGGATCAATAGAAACACGCTTAGCAACATATTAAACGGGAAAGTGCAGCCCTCGTCCGACGTCATGGAAAAGCTCGTATTTTCTCTGGAGATCCCGCCAGAAAAGGCCGGCCGTATTTTTTTTAGCCTTATCTTACGCACCGCGTAAGTTAAGAAACGGAGGTACGCAATGAAAACAAGAGACTACTACCCTACTTACATACCGCGCAAGTGGATCCATTTCGCTGAGCATGGCAGAAAATACCGGATCCGCAAGAAATACCGCAACCGGATCCTGCGAACCATAAGCAGCCACCCCTCAGATTTTGAGACGGTCCTCTTTAATGTAATGTGGAACACAAGCCGCAGCGGAATGACTACCGCGGAACTTTGCCGAGGTCTCACCGCCCCGCCGCTGTCCGATTATTTTAGAGACTGCTCCCCAGACGACGGCATACAGATCCCGGACGATATTCGACAGCTCAGCGAGAAGCTCGAGGAGCTCAAAGAAATCATAAAGCGCACGCTCTCCCCGGTGTTCGACTGGATCAAAAAGCTGGCCGGCAAAATTGTGAAGATTGTACGCGACGCGGTGGACCGTATCTGGTGCAATGACCGCCACTGGTGGTACATGGCAGAACACCACAAAAAGCGCCGGATCCGTAAGAAGTACAGAACCAAGATCAAGCGCATGGTAAGAGACAGAGCCCGCAAGCTGCTCCACTCTCTCGGGTGTGATACCCCAGAGGAGCAGGACGACACCGAGGCCAGCGACGATGAGGAGGTCCCCTAATGGCAAGAAAGAACTTGCAAGCGAGACAAGCAGCCTGCCGGATATGCGGCAAGGACTGGCAGATCAGCGCTCTGGCCGTTATCCCTCCGAGTGGGTACGTCTGCCCGGTGTGTGAAACCAAGCAGAGGAAGGAGCGACTTTATGGCAATGAAAACACTCAAAAGCGTGGGATCCAGAACCCCGCAAAATATCAACATCAAACTCGATACACTCCCGGAAAATGAGAGCGACGCGCTCTGCAGGACCATAATCAGTGGAATGTCGAGAGCGTTCGAGGATCCTGCCGTTATGGCAGACTATCAAAACTGGAAGAAACAGAGACAACAAAGAAAGGAGGCAGCAGCCCTATGAAATACATGGGAAGCAAGGCGAAAGTCGCCCGCTACATCGTGCCGATCATTCAGGAACAGATCGAGCGCTCCGGCTATGAGACCTATCTCGAGCCATTCTGCGGCGGCTGCAACGTGATCGACAAGATCGAAGCCCCGCAGAGGATCGCCAGCGATTGCAACAAGTACCTGATCGCCCTCATGCAGCACATTCAGGCAGGCGGCGAGCTCCCGGGCTACATTGAGCGCGAGGAATATGCCAAAGTCAGAGCCAACCGCGACGACTACCCGGAATGGTACGCAGGCTATGTTGGTTTTGTGGCTTCGTATAATGGCAGATTTTTCGACGGTGGCTACTCTGGCAAGACTCAGACAACCGGAGGACTCCGGGACTATCAGGACGAGGGCCGGCGCAACATCGAAGCGCAGCGGGACAAGCTGAAGGACGTCATTTTCTTACATAAGGACTACCGGGCATGGAACCCGACCGGGTGCGTCATTTACATGGATCCACCCTATGAGAACACAAAGCAGTATAAATCGGTTGAAATTTTCGACCACGCGGACTTCTGGAGAGTCGCACGGCTCTGGAGCCACGACAACATTGTACTAATCAGCGAGCAGGAAGCTCCTGACGACTTCGTGCCGGTGTGGATCCACAGCGTAACCCGCACCATGAACCAAAATAAGACGATAGCAGCCACCGAAAAGCTATTCGTTGCGAAGGAGGTGCTCGAGCGTGAGGAAATTGTTGCAGCAGTTTAAGAAAATTGTATTTTTCGATACTGAGACAACCGGCCTCGATCCTGAAAAGGATCAGATCATCGAGCTGGCCGCTGCTCTCGTCACCGAAAACGGCATAGAGCTCAAAATTGACGCTTTTTGCAAACTGCCAGAGGACGAAAAGATACCGGAGAAGATCGTCGAGCTGACTCACATCACCGACGACATGCTGGCAGATAAAGGGATCGACTACCGCGAAGCCTGCAGGATCTTCTGCAATATGCTCCACAGCGACAGCGAGGTGCTGCTGGTGGCTCACAATATCCAGTTTGACCTGCTTTTCATTCTGGAAATGTTCAAGCGCTGCGGCATGGTTCCGAAAGCTCCAAAGCTCCGGGCGCTCGACTCGCTGACAGTATACAAGGACCGCGCAGCATACCCGCACAAGCTGGCGAACGCGATCGAGCACTACGGTCTCGCTGATAAGGTCCAGAACAGCCACAGAGCGATCGACGACGTTCTGGCGCTCTACGAGGTGACTAAGGCCATGAGCGAAGAACGGGACGACCTGACGGACTACATCGACCTTCTGGGCTACAACCCGAAGTACGGCATAACCGGCCGGAAATTGAGACAGATCACATACATGCCCCAGTCTTACAAGCTCGGGTGCAGACTGCCGGATCTTATGAATGGAGGTGGATCTTGTGAGTAACGGCGTACTTATTACCCTGATTATTTGCGTAACGCTGGTAATTATCAGCTACAACAACAAAGGTGGAAAAGACAACGACAAAAAGTAAAGGAGGCGCGCAACACATGGCCGAAGAATACAGCCGCAAGGCGGTTTTTGAGATACTGGGTCAAGAGGTCCCAGACAAGGAAATGCAGCGGGCTGAGTCTTATGCAGACAGAAAGCTCGAGCGGGCCACAGAAATGCAGCCAGAGGACGCGGCGACGTACCGCTCCGGCTGGTACCGTGTTTTGCTGGTGGCCGATCTGGTGAAGCAGCTCGCCTTCCAAGACTTCACGCTCGCCCTCTGCGAGCTGAGAAATTACGAACCAAAAGGAGGCATACAGACCAATGCAAACACATGAGGACATAAAAAGGGCCAGACGCCCAGAACGTCCAGCCCAAGTGACCGCGAAGAAGGAGACGGTGCTCTCGCCTGAGCCCGTCCATAATTTCAAAGATCACAGAGAAATTATAGCACGAAAACGCAGAAAAGCCAATAGGCGCCGCGAGGTTTTCCTCGCCAGACTGGCAGCAGGCGCCGCTCTGGTGCTCGTTGTGACTGTTATCGCGAGTCTGGTATCTTGCAGCAAGAAAAAAGAACCGGTAAACGCCCCGGCAGCAGAAACGACAGAAACACCGCAGGAGACTACTCTCATTATTCAGGACGAAACAAAACCGGGCGGCTACTACTTCGCATATCTGACAGAGGACGGAGAACCTCACGCGGTAGATATGGAGGAGCTCGCGAGATCGTGGGCCTCTGAGGCCGGTTTTGAACTCCGGTACGAACTGACAGACGCCGAGCGCTACGAGGTGGCCCAGATCGTCACAGCAGAGGCCGAGGGCGAACCGCTGGCGGGTAAAATTGCAATTTGCCAGTGTATCCTGCAGGCATGTGAGGACGACGGGATCCGGCCGGCAGAGGCAGCAGCTCGCTACTCCTATTCCAAGAAAAGACCGGAGCCGTCAGCGGAGGCAATGCAGGCCGTTCGGTATGTGTTTGACTTCGGAATGATAGCAAGCACCGAGCCGATCAAATACTTTTACAATCCCGATCTTGTGGCGAGTAAGTTCCACGAGTCACAGCGCTACATAATGACAATTAACAACCACCGCTTCTACGCGGAGAAGGAGGAATAAATGCAACCGATAGTAAACGACTTTTTCTGCGGCTGCGGAGGCATGGGCGTTGGGTTCCTCAATGCTGGCTACAAAATAGCCGGTGCGTGGGACTTTGACAAATATGCGGTGCAAAGCTACGACCACAACGTCGGGCACCATGTAAAGCAGGCAGATATTAAAGAAATGACATGGCAAGACGTCCCCTTTGCTCATGTTTGGGCTTTTGGGTTCCCTTGTCAAGATCTGAGCGTTGCCGGTAAGCAAGCCGGGCTACTGCTCAAATGCCAAGATTGCGACAGCGATTTTGCTATTGATCCGAGCAATTTCACGGGACAGACAACCTGCCCAAGCTGCGGATCTAAAAACTATAAAGCAGCCAGTCGCTCCGGGTGCTTCTATGAAATAATGCGCCTGATTGATGAAACCAGAGAACACGCACCGAGCTCGCTCCCCGCCGTGCTTGTCGCGGAAAATGTAAAAGGCTTAACTCCGTATATTCCAGTGCTTACGGCTGAACTAAAACAGCGTGGATATATCGCCCACGTTAAATTATACAACTCAAAATTTTGGAATGTAGCCCAGAACCGGGAGCGCTACTACATAGCAGCAACCAGAGACGACCTGCCGGACGTTTTACAAATGCCAGAGCAAAACGAAGATCCTGAAAAGGTTCCCAAGCTGTCACTTTTTCTGGACGATAACGTCCCTGAGAGGTTTTACATTCCAAACGAGAAAGCGCAGAAAATCATCGAGCAGGCTCTCAAAAGACTGGAGGCTCTCGGAAAAGTACACGCAACCATTACGCCAGACCGTATCGAGAAAAGACAGAACGGTCGGCGAGCCAAAGACGACGAAGATCCGATGTTTACGCTTACGGCTCAGGATCTCCACGGCGTAATTATTCAAACTGAGGAGGACGACGAAAACGGCGTTATTGTCTCCGAGATATGCACCGAGACCGGCCTACTGGATCCAAACGGTTGTGGCAAAACCCTCCGAGTTGGCGGGGGGGGTCGTTGACCAAGAAGCACAACTACCAGCACATACTGTTGAGCACATCGGAGTAACGGTGACAGACTACGCCACCAAGTTACAGAAATTCACCGATACAGCAAATTGCCTTCAGGCAAGAGACTCTAAAGGCTTCGGGCGTCAAGGCATGACTGCTGTCATTGAAATATCAAAGGAGGACGAAAATGCCAAAACTTGAAATGATCGGCTTGCTGGATATAAAGGGACAAGACTCCATTCGGCGAGTGTACGATCCTGACGGTCTAGCTCCTACCCTTACAACTTGCGGGGGGGGGTGTAGACAAGTGAAGATTTTAGATAAAAAACGGTACAGAGTCAGGAAACTAACCCCGACAGAATACGGACGCCTGCAGGCGTTTCCTATGGAACATTGGGAGCAGGTAGTCTCGGACTCTCAGGCTTATAAGCAATTCGGTAATGCAGTAACCACAACCGTTGCAACTGGCGTAGCTGAGTCAATAACGGACTTTTTAAGCCACGTCGGAATATTAAAGGAGGACACCACAATGGAAGAAATGAACAAAGCAACCAGCACTCAGGCTCAGACTGAAAACCCAGCCATAGCCCAGATAACTGCTATTTTGCAGCCTAAAAAGGAAAGACTCACAGAGCTCATGAACGAAGAAAGCCAGCTCAGAACAGAAGTTGAGGCTCTCGAGCTTGCTATTTCAACAATACAGAACGGAGGGAACAAAAATGCCTAAGTTAATACAGACAACTACAAAAGAGACAGAAACAACATGGAAAGGACTCGCTAACCTGATAAAAGGAGGTGGCGGCACCTTGAAAATCGGCGACATTATCACAGAGAAAACCCTCGACGGCGAGGAAATGGATCTCGTAGTCGTTGACATGGGTCCGGGCTGGGCTCGCTTCGAGAGTAAGGACTGCCTGCCGGTGGAGGTTGCCTACAATCAGAACAACAGAAACGCCGGAGGTTTCGCGGACTCAGACGTCAAGCGCTACTTAAACGAGGAAGTTTTCAACAGTCTGCCGGAGGAGCTTCGCAATGTGATCGCCGAGGTTGAGCGTAAGCAGGAAAACGGCAAGAGCTCACTCTGCCGCCTCTTTTTACCTACCGAGTCGGAGCTGTTCGGGGACTGCTGCTATTCAGAGGACGACACATACAGCCAGATCGAATACTACAAAGACCGCCGCAACCGTATCAAGTGCAACAGAAAAGGTGGATCACCTGATTGGTACTGGACCGCTTCTGTCGGGAGTGGCGCCTCGACTCGTTGCGTGGGCGTCAGCTACTACGGGTACTCCGGCAGCTGGGGCGCCAGCGGCGAGCTTTACGTCCCGGTCTGCTTCGTAATTCAATAAATCATAAATCCCGCCGCCTTTGTGCGGCGGCATAAGGAGGAGAAACCACATGCAAGAAGAACAGAAAGAAACCGCAGCGGGCTCCCCGGTTGCCTCATTCCAGACGCGGCGGGACAAACCGATCGAGGTAATGAGCCTGCAGGAGAAATTCATCGAACTGCGGCGCCAGATCCCGAGAATTGAAAAAGGCCAGCATAGTGAGGAGGTTCCCTATAAGTTTGCAAAGATTGACGACGTCTGGAGAGCTATCACTCCCACGATGAATGAGCTCGGCGTCAACTTCGACATTATTCAGGAGGAAAACGCCCAGATTAAAACCATGAACACGCAGCACGGCGGCCTCATGTTCCTTTATGAGTCCGATCTGACAATGCGCTGGACCAACGCAGACAACGAGGACGACACCGACGAGGCCCAGACTCATGCAATCGCATGGAACGACGATCCAGCCAAAGCTAAAGGCAGCGCGTGGACCTATGCTATAAAATATTATCTTTTTGAAAAATTCAGCATTGACATGGGCGAGACCGATCCAGACATGAGAGGCAAGCCAAGCGCTCAAACGGCCTCACAGCCGGTCAGAAATGCCGCAGGCAACCAACAGAGCCAACCGAACAACAAAACCGCTCAGAGCGGCCAGAACGGAGCCGAGAAGAAGCTCACAGCGGCCCAGCTCGACAGAATGTACCGGAAAGCTCAGGACGCCGGACTCTCCAAAGAGCAGACAGACGGCAGGATCAATTATTTATACAGCAAGAAACCGGTCGACATGACTCGGGCAGAGTATGACGACATTTGCAAGCGCATGGACGACACGGCCAAAGAGCTGAGGAATGGAGGAAACAGACAGTGAACAAAGTCATTTTAATGGGGAGGCTCACCAGAGATCCCGAAGTACGATACACGCAAGGCAATGAGCCTATGGCGATAGCCCGCTACACTCTCGCCGTAGACCGCAGAGGCAGAAAAGACGGAGGCGAAGCAACTGCCGACTTTATCCAGTGCGTTGCCTTCAGGAACAACGCCGAATTTGCTGAGAAGTACCTGAGACAAGGCACAAAGATCGCAATAACTGGTCGGATCCAGACGGGAAGCTACAACGACCGCGAGGGCCGCAAGGTATACACTACCGAGGTTGTTGTTGAGGAGGCCGAGTTTGCAGAAAGTAAGAATAAAAACAGCAACCAGCAGGAGCCTCCAACCGGTCCTGCAAGTGGCGACGGTTTTATGAATATACCGGAGGGCGCAGACGATCAACTCCCTTTTAATTGATTTTTGTCCTACCGGTCAACCGGTGGACGACCACCGGACGACCGACAAACGACCAAAACAGAAAGACACGTCAAGAAAAAGGACGACCAAAAAAGGAAGGAGGAAACGCCGTGGCATGGTTGAAAATTTATCAATCAATTAGACAGCATAGAAAAATTTTAGACGCAGCCGACGCTCTCGAAATAGCTCCACCCTACATGATCGGGCTCCTGACTTCGTTCTGGCTCTGGGCTCTCGATAATGCCCCGGACGGCAACGTCTCGGAGATAAGCGCGCGAAATATAGCCCGCGCAGCACAGTGGGACGGAGACGCCGACGAACTGCTGCAAGCCTTTATTTCTGCGGGTTTGCTGGATCAGGGCGACGAGGATCCTGCTACTCTCACGATCCACGACTGGGAGGAATATGCAGGCACTCTGATCCAGCAGCGTGAAGCCGAAAAGGAACGCTCCAGACGCCGCCGAGCGGCTGCCAAAAAAACCGACGGACGACCGCCGGACGACCAACAAACAACCGCTGGCAGAGTAGACAAGACTAGAGTAGATAAGACTAGAGATATAAAGGATCCTTTAAGTGCTCCTCCAGAGCACGAAGCAGCGGCACCTGCTAAATCAGATCCGACTCCGTATGTGAAAATCATGCAGTTATACAACGAGATTTGCGTCAGCTTCTCGAAGATCCAGAAGATTGACGGAGCCAGACGCAAGGCGGTGGCCGCAAGGTTTAAGACATACCCGAATATTGAGACATTCGAGACACTATTCAGAAAAACCGAAGCGAGCAGCTTTATGAAAGGCGAAAATGATCGCAACTGGCGGGCTGACTTCGACTGGATAATGAAACCGACAAACATGTGCAAAGTGCTGGAAGGCAAATATGACGACAAAGGAGGCCCGGACAATGGAAGTGAACCGCCAAGCGGATCCCGCTACAAGCTCACCGGCTTTACAGCAGCCGAGTGATGGCTGGTTTTACAGCAACGAGGAAAGAGACTGGCCGGAGCCACCACCGGAGCCGGTGCCGTGTGAATATTGCGGAAAGCTCCGGTACCACAAAGGCAAAGAACTCAGCAACATGGGCGGCCAGATCTTCTGGATCCCCGCCGCTATTCCTTGCAACTGTCCGGAAGCAGCCGAGACCAGAGAAAAGGAACGGCTCGAACGGGAGCAGGAGGAAAAGCGGAAAGCTGAGGACGAAATCAGACGCCGGGTGTCACGCCTCAGATGTGACTCAGGTATGAGGGGCCGCTTTTTAGAGCGAACCTTCAGCAACTACCTCACCCCGGACGAGAGAACGGCCAAAGCGAAAGAAACGGCCATGCGATACGCCCAGAATTTTGACAATATGGGCCAAAAGAAAAACGGGCTTTTCATACTGGGCGACATAGGCGTCGGAAAGACTCACCTTGCTGCTGCTATCGCCAACGACCTGATCCAGAGAGGCCGGCCGGTTATTTGCATGACAATGATCGACATGCTGGCAAGGATCAAGGCTACATACGACAAGCGCGAAATCTCAGAGGGTGAGATCCTGAGAGTTTACGAAACGGTCCCGCTCCTCATTATCGACGACATGGGGAAAGAACCGCCGACAGACTGGGGCGTCTCGAAGATCTACGCGATCATAAACGCCCGCTACGAAGGCTACAAGCCAACGATTGTAACAAGCAACTACACAGACACCGAGCTGGAGAAGCGCCTCACTCCTCAGAATGGGGACGACATGACAGCGAGGGCCACTGTGGACCGGCTGCGAGAAATGTGCGAGGCGCTCGTCATGGAGGACCAGAGCTGGCGCAGCAGATAAGGAGGCAGACAATGAGTGCAACAAACAGAGGAAGCACCAGAAAGCCGCACGACTTCTACCCTACACCGATCCCGACGATCGAGACATTTCTCGACGTTTTCCCTCTGAGGGGGGGATCGAGGTGCTGGAACCGGGAGCAGGTAGCGGCAACATAATCAAGACACTACAAAAATACGGCGATTTTTCGATCGACGCGGTGGAAATCAGACCGGAGGAGGCACAACACCTGCAGGATCTCGGCGTCAATGTGATTATTGACGACTTCCTGAGCATGGACCTCGGGAAAAAGTACGATCTTATCATCGGCAACCCGCCATTTAATCAGGCGATCGAATTTGTTGAGAAATGTCTCGGGCTACTTAAACCGGGCGGCAGGCTCATTTTCCTGCTCCGCACCGCGTTCATGGAAAGCGACCAACGTTTTGAGTTCTGGCAGCAGGAAGAACACCAGCTCGCCGGACTCTACACCCTACATAAGCGCCCGAGCTTTACCGGACATGGAACGGACGCCACGAGCTACTCGTGGTTCGTATGGCAGCCCGGCAGCAGTCGCCAGACAATAAAAATCATTTAGGAGGTATCAAATGCCGGAATACATAAAAGATACCGAGTGCAGTCGAGACACCCCCGTAATATGGGGAAAACTCTCGGATCGTTCTTATGGCACCGGTAAAAGAATAAAACCAAACATCGACGGAAAGCACGCCACAGACTACGAGAAAAAAATCTATTTACCCGAACTGCTGCCGCTGGAGGAATACGACCTTGTAATCGTTCTATTTTCTGGAGGCAAAGACTCGACGGCCGCATATTTCAAACTTTTAGAGCTGGGCGTCCCGAAAAACAAGATCGAGCTATGGCACCATGATATTGACGGAAAGAACAAAGAGCGCCGCATGGACTGGCCTTGTACTCAGGAATATGTAAAAGCCTTCGCGGAACGCGAAAAGGTAACACTCCGGGTTAGTTGGAGGGATCAAGGCTTCTGGGGCGAAGTTTACAGAGTCGGCGCAAGCTATCCGATCCGGTACATGCAGGACGGAGAAGTCAAAACCTGCAGCCAGTCAAAGCAGAAGCTCAGGAGCCAAGAGCTCCGCGAACAACTGGCCGACGATTTTACAGAGGAGGAATTTGAGGAGTTAAAGTCATACGGCTACCGCATGAAGTTCCCGGCAAAAGCTGGCGACTTAATGCGCCGCTGGTGCAGCGGTTACTTGAAAATAGACGTAGCTGCCGCGACGATCAGGAACCTCGAAACAATCAGCAAGGATAAAAAGATCCTGATCGTATCTGGAGAACGCCGAGGCGAAAGCTCCGGGCGCTCGAAATACAACGAAATGGAGATCCACCGGTCAAACGCTACCGCAAAGGCTCATAGACTCGTACACCAGTGGAGGGCTGTTATTGATTATTCAGAGCGGGACGTCTGGGAAGTGATAAAGAGGAACCGAACAACGCCCCACCCTTGCTACTCTGCCGGCTGGAACCGGTGCTCGTGTATGATGTGCATTTTTTCGCTACCGAGACACTGGGCCGGAATCCGCGAGCTATTCCCCGAAGAATTTGAGGCAGTGAAAAACGACGAGGAGCGTCTGGGCTTCACTCTCGACAATAAAAAGGGCCTAGAGGAATACGTCGGAGACGCTGAGAGTTGCGTCTGCCATGCAGCAGTCGAGGCGATCCGGCAGATTATAAGCGGAAAATTTACAGTAGACGAAATTACCACCCCGTCAGAGCTCTGGGACTTTCCTGCGGGAGCGTTCAAAGGCAGCGACGGCGGTCCATGTTAGGAGGACACCGAATGAAATTAACCTATATTTGCTCACCGTGTCGCGGTGACTATGAGAAAAACATCATCAAGGCGCAGGAATACTGCCGCAAGGCAATGAATGACGGCCTGCTGCCGATCGCCCCACATGTGTATTTTACGCAGTTTGTGGACGACACCAACCCGGAGGAAAGAAAGCTCGGCCTGCGTTGCGGGCTCCAGCTCCTCAGATATTGCCAGCTTATCAGAGTTTACGGCTGCGAGGTATCTGCCGGAATGTATGACGAGATCCAGCTCGCCGGAGTTCTCGACATTGAGATCCAAGTTTTCGGCCCGCCGGAATTTATCGAGAACGTGCTGGAGATCTACAATCATGCAGCAGTAACACAGCGCAGACCTCTGAGGAAACTCGCCGCCTCTGCCGCTGCTGCATACGCCGATCAGCCTACTGCCGCTCCGATACTCGCGGAGGCTGGCAAGAGCCTCAGAGAGGTTACGGCGGTTCATATCAACATAGATCCGACAGAAGCCTCAGAACTCGGCGAAATGATTGCGAACAGCCTGAAAAACGGCAGCTCTATGTTGAGAGGGGGCGCGTGATATGAGCAACGGACGAAATTCAGAGGGCTACCCGGATCCTACACCGTGCGAAGCCGAGAGAAATATCGAGTATGAGCGCCGGCAGCAGGGCCGCCGTGCTAAATATGCCGGGGAACGCTTCGAGAATATGATCTCCGCAGCGTGCAACTACTACCGGTCCCAGAATATTGCGGACATTGAGAAAACGCCGGAGCCCATGCGACCGCTGAAACCATACGGAGATCGCAGACGCGGCCAATATGTCGCGGTTTTCACCAAGAAAGCCCAGAACGACTACAAGGGAATACTCAACGGCGGCCGATGTATTGCCTTCGAGGCCAAACATACAGACGCCGACAAGATCGAAGCCTCTGCCGTGAGCGATCGGCAGG